CTAACCAAGCTGAACGCTCCGGCGCGTTCCAGCCGAGAGCGGCAACGGATATCCAATAAGACAAAACTGGTCGAGAGCGAATAAGACCACAGACTCAAATCCGCTGGCTTCCGCCATGCGCGCTTCCTTCAGCCAGGATGTCGAAGAGTCGCTAATGCCCACTAAGTGACTTCGCTGCGAAGGGAGGAAGCCCGAATCGGAACCGGCCGCCATCGTGGTCTTGCTCAAATCTAAGTCGCGGCTGAATGTGTAAGTGAAGCTCTCGGTTTTAAGGCAAGTAAGTGTTTGGGGCGTCCAGTCACTAAGTGGATAATTGATCACTCGATTCAGTGCCGTGTTATTCACATCCACGGGATAGAGGACCTCAACGCGGCAAGTAGGAAAGGCTGCCTGAACGTAAGCGATTATCTGGTTTGTGAAGTTTCCAATCTGGCGCGGGAGGAACTCAGCCTCCTGTGGAATCGTTTGTGGATCTCTCGTATTGGTGGTGATGATAGTAAGATCGCGCCCATACTGTGTTCGGAATGAGTCTGTAGTGTACGCATCGTAGAACGGCATTCCGGAGCCATCATCGGGAAAATACCACCATTGAACTTCGCCGAATTGCAGGTAAGGGCGAACTCCGGCGGCAACCAGTACAGCGGCCATATCCCGATAGATCCGCTTCCAAAACTCGACGCTGGTGGGCGAGAAGTTTGTTTGCAAGGCCGGAGTGTTCAGCATGACGGCAGCTTGACTTGGATATCGCTGTGCAATGCCAGCCTCAGGCGATGGATCTCCGTGCTGCAATTCCATGCTGAAGGACACCACGACATCGATTCCGTAGCCATTCAATGCCCGATAGAAACTTTCGCTCCAGTCCCGCACGGCGCGATTTATGCCTGGTGTCGCAGTCAAGTCCGTCCGCCAATTACCGTCGGCTCCTCCGGTAAACGTAGCGCCCGATACATGCATGGACAGATTTGTAGTGTCGGCGCTGGTTGCCAACGTAATCGCGTTACCGTCTGCACCCATTGATCGGGAAAAAATCACAAGCTGGCTTCCTGTTGCATGGGCGCGAATAGCCGTATATCCGCGATTGAGTTCAAGCTCAAAAGCCTTGGCCAGCGTCTCGGATGTATCGCCGATCAAGTTCAAATGGTTAATTACGTTTGTCGTCGAAGACGGCTGATCGGTGCGGCCAATGTAGATTTGCGTAATCTGATCGTGATCCGGGGTGCCCGAAAACGTTATCGTACCTGAGGCGTACTGATGTCCGGCGCGAGTCAGTTCGTAAAACCACAACGCGCCCGCATAGTGATTCACTCTCCCCTGAAAACCTAGCGAATTGATTAACCACGCTGTACGCTCGGGTGCAAGTGAAATGGAGTGGTCCGTGTCCCAGTCTGTCGCGACAGTCAGTTTTGATTCCGGGGATTCAGGTGGCAATGCTGAGCTTGGAATCGCCAGCTCGAGAAAGTCGAAATAGAAGTATGTACCTGTGTTTCCTAAGTGAGTGCAAGTGACTATGTGATTCCCGGCGCCGTACGTACCCAATAGCCTTCTGACCAGCACGTCTTCTCCGGGAACATTTAAGTTGATTGTGGCCACGCTCTGTCCGTCAACCGAAATCGAAATCAGCGCGCCGTTCGCTGCCAACCGGGTTCCGAAATACAGGCTGTGCTGTTGGGCCGATGTGTAAGAGCAACGTACACTAGACAGATTCGTGCTGGTTATGTGGATCGTTCCACCGGAGAAGTTTCCGCCTGAATTGTTCCAGGCGCCGGTATATACCATGTCGCTCGCATCGTCCTCAATTCGCCTGCTGCCCGGGCCTGCGATTAAATAGGCTCTGCCAGTCCCCGTAACGGTCCAGTTTGAAACTACTACCTGAAACTCGCTCCGCTCAAAGGCCCCGGATTGAAGGTCCGCCGAATACGTCCAGCGTACTTTCCGGACTGCAGCCGCCGGAACCACCCCGAGCACTGGGTCCTGTAACGACGCGAATGGCAACACCAGTCGCCACTTGGACGGTGACGTTCCCCCCGTAAATGGCCGTGATAAAGCGTCCCACTGTTCAGTTCTGCTACCAGACACAAATGTATACACGCCGATCCGGTTACCGTTCGCGCCGCTGGTTGTATTGCTCAGCGTTTGTCCGGCTCCTACATATGTGAGCGCGATATTCACACCGTCGCCAACCGCGCGCACAGTAGGTGAAAACGCATTTATCCCGGCCACTATGTTCTGTATGGCGAACTCCAGCGTGTCTCCGGTGTTCATGAGATAGGGATAGTGTTCAGACAGGAACGCGAGTCCTACATAGTCGCCTACGGTTACTGTTCCACTCAAGTGAAATTGCACAGTGGCTGCCTGATAGTTCCCCTCGAGAGGCGTTGCATGGTTCTTGAGAGAAACTTTGTACACTTTCTCACCTGTACCATCGTCAGCCCACACACGCAGATTCGGCCAGTCTACAGTGGGAAACAAGTCGGAGTCGCTCGGAATGCAGTTAGAACGTGTCTCATCGTAAGTCAGAGTTAAGCCACTTAGATCGCCGTCCGGCAGTGATCGCATGGACGGATGCTCAAACACGTTATCGCGATTCCATTCGATTACCGCCCAATCGAATTGCTGCCGCCAGGTGCCGGATACTGTGAAGCCATTCGGACTGGCGCCGCTCAGCGCTGCGATCGCCGATGGGCGCTCGAAGTAACACTGAAGATCGCGATCGGGCCTCAGCTTTTCCAGGGTTTCCGGCATAGGAGTACTTACAAGCGAATCGTCACTGTAAGATCACGGCCGGGAGTGGTGTCGGCAGTCTGGGACACAGCCGTAATATCCAGACCGACTCGCGCCTTGGTCTGCAAAGGGCCCCGTGAGAATCCGTCCGCGATATTCGAGATAGTCGCGCCGACAGGAATAGTGAGTAGGCAATATTGTTGGCCATTCTGAGTTACTCGCAATTGAATCGGCGAGCCGGTTGGCGCATCCTTCACTACCGCGAAAACATCACGCACCGAATGTGCGCTCTCCATTAACAGCGGAGGTGCGGCGTCCACTTGAATCGCAAGCAATCCCTCGACCTGAATTGACAGTTGCCCTCCGGATAGCGTCCGCAACCCAAGATCCACAGTGCCTGCATAGGACCTTCTAGCGACATTGCTGTTCCCGCGGCTATTCGTAAGGAAGAGTTCCGCGGTGGCGATCCGAACATCGGGAATGGCAACCGGATACGCATAGCTTCCACTGGCCGGGCTGCCGAAAAAGTCGCGAGCAAACGGCATGACGAACGTTTTCTTCTCGAGCAAATACACCGTCGTCTGGGCAGCATGGGCTATCGCCGTACTTCCGTACGAGCCGCGTGTTACTTGACACGAAGCTCCATTATTCACGGCATGCAAAACAACTACAACCTCGGACTCGATCTGGATCAAGTCGCCAGGCTGCACGCTGATCGCGCTAGTAAGCGCAAACGTCGCATCGCTATCGGTGATGGCGGCGCTCAATGCAATCGACGATGGCCCGTTCAATTCATTCCAATGAGCCAGGGTCAGCGTTCCCGCACTAATCGTGCGTGTGTTCGCAAGACTTGCAAATCCAACCGCGGACACTTCCACGATGCCGCGGCCGGTGGGAGATAGTCCAAAAGTAGGCTGGCCAGGAATGTCCGCATCCAAGCTCGCTCCGGAAGCGCCCGAAATTCGCCAGCGTGTGAGCGGTGACAACTCGAAAGCGTTTTCCTCATCTCGCACGTTGGCGGCACGGCCGGAAACATGGATGGTGGCGCCCTCGCGATTGGGTACGGCGAATGAAACTGGCGATGCCGCGCTCGAAGCTCCAAACTGCCATGTGGAATCAGCCACCAGAAAGTAACTGGTCGTATCCGGCTCAATGTCCCACTTAGGTAAGAGAGTAAGAGTGTTCGCGGTGTTTGAAGTGACCGTGCGCTCTTGGCCCGCGCCTCTGCCTCGTGTGATTCTGGCGGCTGCGCCTTTCAATTCGTTCGGTAGCATATTCAGCGTGGTGTTGCCGACGCTGGTAAGAGTGTGTATGTCGGCGTTGGCCTCAGGCTGCAACTCAAGCCGCCAGTAGAAATTGGCGTGATCGTAGTTGTAATCTGGCGGCCCGATGAGAACGGGCGTCAAACCGGAGTCAACGAATTGTGTGGCGACCGGTGAATTCTCCGCGATTCTCAGCAACTGAGATGGATTCATTCCGCGATAGACATGAAAGCCCGTAGCACTGGACGAAAGGCTCAAGCTCCGAAGTGTAACGGAATTGGTGTTAGTGGCCGCCGGAATGCTGGCCTTTACTGTGAACGAAAGACCGCTGTCTTCACCGTTTACATTCACCGCGCTCACACCGTAATAGAGTGTCTGACCGCCAGCCAGACTTCCCCCGCTCACTTCTATTTCAGGATTAAGACCAACCAGCGGTATTCCCACCGAACTGACCGTGGGCCGTCCCGGCACCGAGAATCCGGCGGCCAGATTAATCGTGACGCTTCCGTCGCTACTTGCACTGGATGATTCCGATAACGCAAACTGCGGCGCGCCGTCATCGTCGAAAACCCCGCCCACCAGCGGCCGCGGAAGCCCCACCTCAAACCCCGGCTGCCGTCCGAGGCCAGCGGCGCCAGAGTCTATAGACGTATACCACGCGTCGTCGTGAATCTGAGCCGTGATGACCGCGGTCCGAAAATTGACCGCCGGCGAAATCTTTGTAATTCGGAACAAATGCCTGTCAAAGCCCTCTTTTGAGTAAGTCAGCGTGATCAAGTCGCCAGGCTCTAAGCCCACCACCTTAACACTCGTTTCCAGCTCAATGTAAGTGTTCCCGAGGACCGACTTATATAATTGCAGGGCGGTAGCCCGCGTAGCTTGATTGAAGTTCGGTAGCCCGAGAGCGGCCAGCGGCGTGGTCACTTCTTGTCCACTCAGCAACGAGTCGTCAATATCCACCAACGACAAGCTATCCTGTTGGTACTCATTGAACTCGTCTTGAAATTCAACAGTAAACCGATTCGGCGTATCGGCCGCACTACGTGAGAACACGCGCAATGTAACTTCGCCGTTATCGCGACGCAGTATTCCGGAAAACGCGTTGTCTCCAAACTCGTACGCCGGCCAGCCTCCATGCAGTAACTCTTCACTATTACTACCCGGTGGCTTCACCGGCTGTTGCAGCGCCAAAGTATCTTCCGCCCTTAGCTGTAGCAATCCGCTGGCGCCGAATGTCAGATACAAACCCGAACCATTCCTGATGCCGCGGACCACATCCGCCGCGCTCCGGCGCTTAGTCAACAGCAGATTGCACTGGTATCGCGGGATCAGCGTATCATTGCCGTTTAGATCTTTGGTATGCACCAGAGCGTCACAACGCAGGGCCACCGATGCAAACGTTGACGTGTCGACCTCGTCCATACGCCAGCCGCTGCGCCGTAACACATCGAGCAGAACCCATGCGGGGTTGTTCGTGAATGCATCGTCAACATGATTGCCGCTACTATCGAACCGTGGTAGTTTGAGGCCCTGAACCAGTACCTTGATGTTTGGCACTGAGTGTCCATCTGAGATTCTATTTGGAACCACCAGCGAAAGGAATGCCATGCTGCCATACGGGTCGCCCAACGGATGGCCAGTCGAGTCGCCGAAGTCGGAATTGAAATTGCCGTTCCTGGTTCCAGCGCTTACGACGTTGTACCATCCAGTCGCCGTCATGTTCGAGCCAGAGATTCCGGCTGGGATTTCGATGTCGTTCACTATCACTTTCACGACGCCTGCGATCTCGCCGGCGCCGAGTAACACTTCGAAGCGGGTGAGGTTTCCGTCGTTCCGCGCAAAGACCACAGGCGGCTGATACCAACCGGTGCCATAAAGCAACGGCACAAAGTCGTTGTAACGCGCCTGATTGTCGAGCGGCGTAGAAACGTGCGAGCCCTTCTCACCATAGCTTCGGACAATCACCGACGCCGGCACAAACTCGATACCGCCAAATCGCCGGGTAATGTTGTTGTGGCTATCACTGTCGAACATTCCGCGTTGTTGACATTGTGCGCGGGTAAAGTCGCAAGACGTAAAAGGCGCACCGCCATTCAGGTTACCCACACCGCCCGTTTGGTCCGCTGAATAACCGCATCGATAGAAAGCTGAAAACTCACCCTTCGCCCCGCCACCAACCGCTTCCAGACGTTGGCTGGCAGTTGCGGGAAACGTCCACGGGCAGCGCTTTTGAACACGAATTTCGGGCAGCAAGATTCTTTGCAGGTTAAGCCGATTTGTAAAACTAAGCCGCAGAGTTGACTCGGTGGATTCGTCCGGCGGATTGGCCGTTCCTCGAAACACAATTCTGCTCTCAGACGCTGCGACGCCGGTCTTCAAGTCAAAGAATAGGAACTTGGCTACGACCTGCGACCCCTTCCAACCGATATTGCGCTCGACGGCTGAGAGGAAAGAGTCCGCATTCGCAAGTGTTATGGACACCTTCGCCACCGCGTCGGTAGCGGCTTCCGAGGAGGATTTGAGCTCGAAGAGATTGTGCCGCAGTACGCGAGCCAGGTATTGTTGTCCGTCCACCGTGACTTTGTGAGTGCTCCAGCGTTGAACGTCACCAGATTTCAACGTACACTCAAACAGAAAGAGTGGTGTGCCTGGTGTTTCCAGTTCTTTCAACTCTTGAATACTGGTCACAGGCTGCTCACGAGACTTACACGACAGGAATGCTGATTAGGAGCATCTGTAGCCACTGACAGCGAATCCGAGTCAAATCGGGTTCTGGGATAAACGCCAGCTCGATCCAGTGTCTTCTTATAGGAGCCCGGCGCCAACTGTGGTTCCGCCTGGGCGCCAAACACACTGACCCGCACGCCCGCGGGTAGTTCCAACCGGAAGCTAACGCCTCCCTGATTGGATGGAATGCTTCCAGTCTTAATCGCTCTTGTCCAGGCAGTAGTAACTGGAATCGAACCGCGCAATTCATGACCAGCGGTCGAGAATATCAAGCTGATAGTCGAAGGCGAGTCACAACGAAGATAGGCACTCAAACAGTATTGGAACCAACTGGCCGCTTCCATACTCTGAGTTAAGCTTTGCGCGACTTGCGCGGTGTTAGTGATCTGCGTTGCGCCATTGCCGCCAAACGGATCCAATATTCCCGCAGTTAGTTGGAGCAGCGGATCGACACTCCAAGCCGATTTCGTGTAATCATCGCTCCACATCAGCAAATTGTCTGTGGGATCCAGAAACGTGAACATAGTCAGCCGGCCTTCAGCAGCCTCGAATAATTGTTCAATTGCGGACCGCTCGCCATCCGTCAGTGCCAAATATTGAAGCTGCCACCGCACCGCTGCCGCACCCGGGTCACTCATGCGTATGCTGTCACCGCCGGGAAGTTCGTTCGAGACCGTTCTCATTGTGGTCCGCCGCCTGACCGGCAACTGGCAGACGGAACCGCTAGTGAGCTGAGGATAGTGAAGCATCTCAGGCTCGATTCTCCTGAATCGTCAGAGCTGTCTTCCCTTTTACTTCATCCAGAAAATCTTCAGTTATCTCATCGTTCTCAAAACTGCAATTCAGGTACTCAATGCTGTCGCCCGGATCGGTGAAGGTGAACGTGCCGGCCGCGCCCGACTGTTCTCGAAAGAACTCCCGCAGCACATGCAATTCAGCGTCATCCAGCAAGTCCAACCGGACCAGCCAACGCCGCAGCGGCGCCTGGTAATCGCGAAATCGTTGCTCGGCGCCATCCATGAATCTAAGGACGACAGACGAAAAGCGAGTTACCTTTTGGGCCGGATACTGCAAGATCGCGCCGGTCTTCAATGTTGGAAAGTCGCTCATGTCATAGATCCGCAATAACGTCATTCAGCGAGTGTGAGCTAAGCATCGCCTCTCTTACCGCTTTCGCAATTTCATCGCTGTGGTCCAGGAACGATTGGCTGTCCATGGCATTCACTTGAATATTGATTTGCGGAGAAGCACTCGGCGTCTGCCCGCGAGCCTGCCCGTACTGGCCGTAATCTACAGGCACGATCTGGCCGCTTGAACCGCCCGTCAGTCCGGCTTGTGATTGAACAGATGGCGGCAATGCAAACGGTGTCGACGTCGCGGTGGGCCTGCTGCCACCGCCGCCGAATAAGCCGATCAAACCACTGATAATCGGAACGAAGCTAAGCGCCCCGCCGAGCAGTCCGGACGCGATATTCCCGACATTGCTCGCAACCGAGGAACCGCCGCCCTTCGTCGCAGTGTTAGTCGTTACTGCCTGCGTGTTATCCTGTGTAGCCCCAACATGCGCGATTTGAGTAGTATTTAGGGCGCTAGTCTGCCGCGCCAGTTCCGTTATCTGCTCAGTGACGTCCTTCACTGGTTCCTGAAGCAAGCCACTTAGTGACGTGACTGTTCCGGAAACGGAGCTATCGGAATTGTTTGAAGTAACTCCAGGAACTAACTCCTGAAGCACATCACCTCGCGACTTATTCGACAATTCACTGCTAGGCAGCAGACTCGCCAGTTCAATTCTCCGCATCATTCCTCTCCGATCTCAGCTCATTTTCCAAGACGAAGATCGCTTCCACCTGCCGCGCCGGCAGCCGGTACACATCGCTCACTCCAAAAAGCTTCCATACGTGGAATTCCTCGATCATCGCGATACTTTCCGATGTTATGAACGACGTCGGGCAACTGGACACAGAAACCTGTTTTCGAGCCCAAACAATCGGAGGCGATGCCAACTCTTCATGTTTGAGCCATCCACACCGCCGCTTTTTCTCCAAGCCGCTCGCCCGGCATATATCGCATTTCCACGCGGCTTGGTTAGCAAACTGAAAATGGAATGCGACAATTAGTTTTTTCGCTCGGCCTCGCTCAGGCCGCACTGCGCTTTAATAGCGGCGACGATCTCGGCGGTAAGTGCTTCCGGGCCGCTGTCTATCAACTGTTCGGCTGCGGCCGGCGCGCCGTCGATGGTCAGACCTTCTACCTTAACCAAGCCCCAACGCAGGTACATCGCATCGACCTCGTGCGCCAGAATGCCGGCCTCAATTCGCTCTTGCAACTCCGTCCCCGCTTCCAGAAATTCCGCTTTCTTGCTGATTTCGCGCACCAGCCTACTCAGTTCCATTCGGCGCCCGAACGAGATCCGGTTGATCGCAAACGCAACGCCGGGCATCGCGGCCGACTGGATTGTAATGACACTCTCGTACGATACGGCCCCCGCCGTCTCATCCGAACGCGACAAAAATTTCATCATCTAAGCCCCCTTGCGCCCGGCAATTCTGGAATTGCCACTGTTGCCGCTTGTCCGTATCGTCAAATTCCGGAACTTCAGGCACAACGCCAGTCATGTAAATGCCGAATAACTGCCCCGGCTGTTGACCGAGTTGAATCATTACACTAATCGGCGATCTTTGACGCGCAGCCTGATATAGAGACTTAGTCGCTACGTCATCCTGCTGGTACAAACTGAAGTCTAGAGTTACTGTCCGAAGACCTGGCGAAATTGCCGCCGGCATGTCGACGCCGAATTCCTTAGTCCGCAGCTCGAGATTGTTTTCGAACTTGATATCAGCCTTGGTGAGCGTGAAGAACCGGTCCGGCGTGCTGCCCAGCCAGACCTGTCCGAGATGACCGGGAATAATCGAATAATTGATCGGCCCCACGGTTGGCTCCTGCGGAAATGAGCTTAGTCCCGCTTGACCACTTTCGAAACTGGAGCTATCCACTAAGTCCCTGGCCATACCGGAGAAACTAAATTCATGGAAGTCCCCGTTGACCTTGATTGCCAATTTGTCTAACGCCGCGCCGGAAAGAATCCTCTGCACCGATGTCCCCGGACTCCAGTAATCAAACAGCGTGACGCTTTTCAAATTTCTTGCCGGGGCGTACATCGCCGTCGGCCCGATCGGAGAGTTCACGGCCGGCACCAATGTCAGCGGTGCGTTTAGCTGAACTGTGTGGTCATCCACAATTGCAGAAGCAAAGCGGAGCTCGCCGCCGCTCGTGATGGCCTGGCCCGGAACAAGTCCATGCGGCGCTGTAAACGCAACCCGGCCCGCATCGCTTGCGGACGCCACGGTTCTCGCGCCCGAAAACAGCGGGTTCGCGCCCAGGCACGCCTGAAATAGCGGCCCGTATGCCGGTTGGTTGGTCTGATCCGCCCAGCTCATCATGTAAGTCCGGAGGTCGAACGTCGTCTCCTTGCGCAGCCCCGCCGGATTTCCAGCGAACGTTCTGGAGCCGGTCTTATCCTTGCGCTGAACCCTTTCAGTTTTTTGTTTCGCGGTCAGCGCCACCGCGGGAATGCGATTTCCGTCTCCGATGGACGCGGCGTTGCCATAGCTCTGCTCCAAAGCAACGTAGAAGCGATTGTCATTCGATAATATGTAAGCCATAATTAGTCCGTGCTTATCTCCAGCGCGAAAGTAACCTTAGCGGTTTGAATAAAATTGCGCCCACCGTGCTTCACGCCGCCAAAAGTGACCTCATATCCGCCGCCATAAAACACTCCATCTCCCCAGTCTCCGCGGTTATTGTCCAACACCTGCGCAATGGTGTCGGCGTAGAATTGCACATGCGACTCCGTCTCCTCCAGCCGGTCCGATGAGACTCTTGCCTCAACCACCATCTGGGCCGTTCCCGAGAATCTTCTGAACTTTTCCCGAAGTAAGTTCACTATCTTGCCGCAGTACACATACACCAGCGGATACTTACTCGACGCGTTTCGCTCCGTCAATTCCGGCGCCGCATTCTGGCATATGATCTGCTGCGCCAAAAACGCGGGCAGCATAATTTCCTGCTGCGCCGACAACGCGTCCACTGTGTCCGGAATACCTCCGGCCGCCGTCAACACCGCAATCGTTTTCCTGGTGGTCATGCCGCTGATTTGTGCCACAGTCTAACCCCTCTCAATCAGCCGCTGATCCGCGAGAAACCACGTCGGTTGTTGACCATCCGCGGGCCGGGATCCTTGCGCCAATTCGCCCGCTACCGTCCAATTCGCGGCGGCCGCTATCGGATCGCCATTTTGCCGGCTAAGCGTATCGGGCGTGCCGCCCACATAAGCGTTCCACCCAGTCGCGTTAGCCGGCGGATTCTGAACCGATACCACCGCTTGCTGTCCATCTAACGTGGATATCTGCGCGGCCTCGCTCGGGCTGCCCTCTTGTCCTTGCCGGTTAACCCAGGTCACGGCAGCATAAAATGTTCCGCCGGACGCCGCGCCCGGCAAAGTGCTCAGCGCCGGCACAGCCGCTTTCGGAATCGGATCCGCCACCAGCCCTACTCCGACTTGCAAATAATCCTGAAGACTGTGCTTCGCCAACTGTTCATACTGCGTCCACTTACCCCGATAGCGGTCATTGAGTTGATTGTTGTACGCATCGCGATAGACCAGAGCCAGCGCTTTGTGCGCGTGCCATTGCCGCAACTGGTCAGTCACCGCGACGTCACTTATTCCCATGGTGCGCCTGACCGCGGTTTGAAAATCGCGCTGGGGAAAACGCCGCAGCAGAAATAGAGTAAGTGTCGTCGCGATCTCACTCTGCGCCAGCGCGATCTTGCCGGCCAGGTCGATGCTCTCCGTACTGGCAACGTCCAAAATGGCGTTCTCGTAGTTTTGGAGGTCGATCATCCGATTGATGGGACCGTCCGTAAATAGGGCCATACCTATTTCTTGTCCACACGCGCCGGCGTGCTTTTGGTCATTCGAAAATCGGCTTCCGACACGACGTTGACCTGGATCTTCTGCGCCAACACCCGCTGTTCGGCTTCCAGCCGCGCTTGCTCGATCACGCTGCGGTATTCGGTCGCCTCCTCCGGCGTTGCCAGCCGCGCCTTCCCCTCCAGCACCAGCTTGGCCGCGATGTTGCGCGACACTTCCGACTTCTGCCCCGCACGTCCGCCGTCGGGCGTCTCGTTGCTGACCACTACAACATGCGGATCGGCAATCCCCTGCTCGATCTTCCGCAGTTTTTGATAAAACATTCTCAGATCCATTTGTCCTTTTCCTTCCAGAGAACTACTGAGTTGCATACCGTGGGGCAGGCAATCCTGCCTGCAGCCGCCTTTCAGGCGGCCCTCAACAAGCGCCGACTGAAAGCCGGCGGCAGCCAGGATTGTCTGTCCCACCGCGACTAGCTCTCCACGTGCACGCCAAAGCTGTTCCGCAGAACCGCCACCCCATACAACACGTCGACAGTGAATTGCTGCGCCAGCGTGTTGGGCTGGTAGCTCATCACCACTCGCAGCCCGAAGTTGCCCGCCTCCGCGTACTCCGCCACTGCCCCCGTGCCCGGCAGCGGCTGCGGCAGCCGCCGAATCACCAGCCCCATCGCGTTCTTCGAAAACGCGATGTTGTGCGTCGTGACCGGACCACTCCCCGTCTTCGGCACGAATTGCGATCGGAAAATGAAGAAGTCTTTCAGCTTCCCGACCGCGCCGTCCACCAGCGCGCGCAGCCCCGCCTCGCCCGCTGTGTAGTATTCGCTGAAGCGGGGAATCTGCCGCAGCGCCGAGTAAGTCGCCGGATCCACCACCAGATACTTCGGCGCGCTCGCAGGCACCTTGGCCTGGAAGAGCGCGGTTTCCGCCGCGTCGATGGCGGCCTCGGTAATCGCCATCCCCGGCAGACCCACCACCGTATTCGCAGTGAACTGCGCATACATCGCCAATAGATCGGTTTCGATTCGTTCCGCGAGCGCCACTACCGCCGGCTGCATATACAGCTTCAAAAGGTCTGGCACCGCCAGAACTTTTGTGACGTCCGGAATTTGGAAGGTCGCCTCCGCGTGCGTGTTCAACACGATCTGTGCGTTGCCTAGGTTCGGATTTTGCGTTTGTACTGTGCCGCCCTCCGCAAGATTATTAGCGATCAGCGTCGGAGGAATCGGTATGTTCACCGTGTCCCCGGCCTGCGCCAACATTGGCTCGTAGTCTCGATTGACCAAATTTCCCATGATGAGATTGCCCGTGAGCGCGGGTAACGCGTCCACGGCCACCAATTTCACAATGGCATTCGCTAGATTTCCTGATGTAATTGCTGGCATCTGTCTTTCCCTTTCTTGTTGCTCTTATTCCACTTCGTCAAGACCCGCGCAGCGTCTGGCTTGCCACGCGCGCGATCTCCTGCCGCATCTTCTCCAGATCCTCCGGATTCATTCCCGGCCGGATCTTCTCCAGATCGAGTCCGCTCGCATGCGGCGCCACCTTCGACCCCGATCCCATTCCCGATCCGCCCGTAATGCGGGCCGGCAACAGCTCTGGATTCTCTTGCACGAACTGTGTGAGGTATTCTTTGACGGACACGTCACCTTGTCCGCCCTTCGCCATCAGCCGGCCGTCCTCGCCACGCTGGATGTCGTCTTTCACCACGCGATACGCGAGGTCGACTTTTGCCACACCCAGCTTCTGCAGTTCCGCGCGAATCGCCGAGCTGCGGTCCGATTCTTCCGCCATCTGCCGGCTGCGCTGATTTTCCTGCGCCAGATCGTTAAAGCGCCGCTCCAGTTCTTCGCGCCGCTTGCGCTCGTCCAGCAATTCCACTTTGTAAGCCGGCTCCGCCTTGGCTTGCTCAGCCCGCACGAACTCTTCGATCACCCCCCGAATCACGGAGCGCAATTCCGTCCCATCCGCCTTCACTTCGTCCATAAACCTCCTTCTGTGGCACAGGCATTCTTGCCTGTGTTGTTTTTTGTCAACATATTTCAAATCATTCCCCTCGATCAATCTCCCGCCCGATCCGATCCTTAACGTCCTGCCTCAAATCACAGAGAAACTGAAACGCCAGCTTCCTAAAAACTTGCTTCTTCAACGTCGGCGAATCGATTCCCAACTTCAGCAGCCTCTCCGCCTCACCCAGTTCATTCCCAAAATCGCCGATGTCAAACTCATCCATGCCGGAAACATCGATGCCGATGCCGTCTTCGCGCGCCCCGTCCACCGCGCGCAGCACCCGCTTGATGCAATCCTTCACCGCGTCGCCATACGCGCGCAGGACTTCTTGCGTGATGGTGTAGTCCCGCTGTTTACTCAAACCCGATTGCGTATAGCTCTTCGCCAGCGATCCACCCGCGTGCGTGACATAGCAAACGCGATAAATCTCTTCCTGAAGTCTCGCCAGATTGTCGGCCGCGATCTGATAAACGTGCCCCTCCGGTTCCGTCCATCCAAACCGGTCTTGCGGACCAAGCTGGATGTAATACGATTCACCCATCACCTGATTCCAATCGCGCTCCGAATAGATCACCGGCATGGCGAACAGCCCCATCGTCAGCGCCCATCCAAGCGCGTTGGATTTATTGAAATGCTCGAGCTGCAGTGAGGCGGCCTTATTCAGGAGCCACAGCCCCTCGGAAACCCGCAGCTCCACCAGCGGCACTCGCGCCAACTTCGCCAGTCCGTGCCGTCCCTCCGCGACGATCTCAATCTCCTTGGTGCCCGTTCCGCTTTCCGCCTGCTCGTACACGCGGTAATTTTCTTTGTCGTAATAAATCCAGCGCGTTTGCTTGACCCAGACAGAATCCTCGATCTTTTCTTTTCGCAGGCTCTGCGTCCGCAGCACCACCCATTGGTAATGCCCATACTCGTCGTGACTCCAATTGATCAGCTCATCCGCCGCGTAGCTCACCAAATATGCGCGCGACGCCCCGCGTTCGTCTTCCTCCGCCCGCGTTCCCGCCGGAGCATTCAGCCGGGGAAAATCCACCAGGATGTAACTCTTTCCGCAGACCAGCGCCTCCACGAATTGCCTGCGAAAGAATTCGGCGAGACAACTGCCCTTCCGGTCGCAGTCCTCGGTAAACTCGCCGAAAAACTTTTTCGCAGCTTCGTTTTTCCCCTCGAACATCAAGCGTGGCTCCCGCCGGAACAACGTTGCGGTATACCAGTCCACAATCGAGCCGATATAGTTCTCGTAAAAACTCCGGCTCAATCGCTCCCCGTAAACGTCCCCCGGCTCCTTCTGCCGCCGCACCAGATACTGATCCGCGCTGACTTTGAATTGCTCGCCCCCCGCGTACAGATCCCGGTACTGCCGCCACATGGCGCGCCTGATCCTGAATTCCGGATGCTCGTGATTGATGTCGAAATTGCTCATTATTGTCTCCGATACCGACTATGCTCTTGCTGTGGGGCAGCCAATCCTGGCTGCCGCCGCCTTTCCGGCGGCGCTGGACTAGCTGAAAGTCTTCCTCAAAACAGCCTCTTATCCTGCTCCCCAAACGAAACCTGCGCCCGACCCTCCTGCCAAATCAAATACCCCAACGCGTCCGACAAATGCGTCCGTTTCGAATCCCGTTCCTTATCGATCACGCTGCTATCGGCCTTGAACGTCACTTCCTCGAAGTCCGTAATCAAACCCTTGCACCGGGGATGAACGAACAAGTTCGTCTCTTCCTTCGCCGAAAACAGCTTTGTGTTCACCAGTGCAATCCGCTCCCGCACACTCGGATTGCTGGCCGGCACGCGAAACTTCGGATGCCTATACCCGGTGCGCAGAAAATATTCCTTGATAATCCGGTAGTCCGTCGTTCCCGCCGTCTGCAAGCGTTGCCCGGTCGCATCTCCGTAAATCACTACGCCCGCCGGATGGTCCGGATAGCGCGACAGAAATTCATCGCAGGCTTCCTCGGTGCTGGCCCTGCTCAGCACAATCTCATCCAGAACCATGACCGCTTCCCCTTTTTTCTGCGCGATGATCGAGCTCATCGGATCCACGTTGAAGTCCAGCGCCCAGAACAGCGGCAGACTTTCATTCACTTCCAGCGGCCTCAAATTCCGCCCGCGATTAAACCCGTGATACACCACGCCCGACTGCACGTTCAGATACTCGCCCAGCACTTCCTGTTCAAAAAACTTCGGGTCGTAGCTGCGTTTCAACCGCTCGTAAAAATCCGGAACCTTGTCCAGCACAAACCGGTTCTCATAGGGCTGCGCCAATACAACTTCGTAGCCGCTCACGCAATCCCGGATAAATCTCTTGTAAACCCAATCGAAACCCTTGGGCGTCCAAACTCCAAATCCGCACAACCGCTTCGCCTGCGGATCTCGCAGACGCCCTTCCAATCTCAACCACGCTTCCTCGGACGTGTAACTCAGTTCATCCAATCCGAACCACGCCAGGTTGGTTCCGCGCAGACGATCGAACTCGTCCACAGCGCGAAAATAAATACGCGATCCCGTGTGCTTCATCACCAGCACGGATTCCGACTTGTTGAACTCGTAAGGCAACTTATGCGTGTTCAGATACTCCAGGAAACTCATCAACGTTGCGTCCCGCAACATCGGATAAGTCGGCGCTCCGATCAGTCCCTGCCTTCCCTGATTTATGTAACTAAGCCGGACCGCTTCATGACACAGCGCCAGACTTTTCCCCGATCCGATCGGTCCCGAAAATCCCTTGAACCGCGCCCTCGATTTGTGAAACCTGCCTTGCGACGGAAGCGGTACATACTCTATTCGATGTTTTGCATCTCCGGCGACTCTTCCCACGTAACAACCACCTTTCTGGGCGGCTCGTCCTGCTCTAGCTCACGTTCCAATTGAGTCAACCGTATGTAGTCCGCCAGCGTGGCGGTTGCCGCTTTGGCTTCCAAAGTCTTTTCTATTTTTGACAACAAACTCCGCACCTGCTCTCTGCGGCTCGTGCTCTTTTCCGGAACCGCGTTCGCCGGATTCTTCATTGCCGTTATCTCCACTCTCCAAAAAAGTGGGCGCTCCGTTTCCAGAGCGCCCTTAGCAACCAACTCTCTCTTGCCCCAACTTTATCAGCCGGGTCTTTTGCGGCCACGCACAGTTTTCCCTAAGCTTGTGAAACTACACAGAAGATTATTTTTGAATTGTTGTTACCGGCTATTTCCGACTCTCACGCGCTCGCCAATCCGCGCAAATTCCACCCGCAAATCCGGCTAGCTTCGAGCTTATCGCCCCCCGGACCCGGCCAGTGCGTTTCCAAACTCAAGTAGCCAGCGTAATGATCGTTCAGTAACGCGGCTACTTGGCCCTTCCAATCGATCGCCCGCGTTCCCAGCGGACCCCAGACCGGCGTATGCCCTTCCAGATGACAATCTTTCGCGTGCACATGCACAATCCGATTCGCCGGCAACAAACCATAGCCCCCCGGAAAAGGATCCTCGCCGGCCACATACGCATTCGCCGGATCCCACACCATCATCAAGTTCGGATGCTTCACCATCTCCAATACCCGCGCGGTCTCCGACGCAGTAGCGATGTTGCAGGCGTGCTCGTTCTCCAACCCAATAATCAAACCGTGCCGCGCCGCCGACTCAGCCAATTCACCAAGCGTCTTCACGACAGCGTCCAGGCACTTCTCCGGCTGCACCGTTCGCCAAAACGAAAATACCCGAACGATTTTCGCCTCAAACCTCTTAGCGATCGCAAACGCCCGCTCGGCCAACTTTGGCTGATCCTCAAACGAATACTTAGCCGCGAACACGTCCTGCTGAAACCGCTGGTCCACCTCAGCAGAATTCGGAAGCACACACTTAAGCAACGGCGACGCAATCGAAATCACCGAAAATCCCAGCCCCGCAACGATCTCCCGAGCCCGCCCCAGTTCCGCATCGGAAAGATCCATAATGTTCTTCCCACCAACAACGCGCAACTCAGCCGCCGTCATCCCAATCTCAAGCATCGCGCGCAGCGCAATCTCAAGATCGGAAGAAAACTCATCCGTAATAGCCGCAATCGGTATCCTCGGAGTCAT